CTAGCCAAGCGTAGAATCTACGAAATGGAATATGGTCTAAGAGTTGCAGAGAAAGCATTAATCAACTCTCAAAAACTTTTACAGGAAAACATTGACAATGTCGATTGATTATAGAAAGGTACCAGCTTTGTTAAGATCACCAGTTAAAACAGAAGATAACATTCAAATAATCAGAACACGAGAATTCGTTGAGGGATATGTGTTGAAATCCAAGTGGGAAACCTTTGGACCAAACTCTCCAATGCTTGTTTCTGATTCTCAGACCGAGCAGGGTGAGGACACATATATTAAAGTAAAGGTGGTGAAGTGTGATTAAAAACATCAAAGTCAATGAGAATTATGCACTGTCATTGAACCACAAATACGATAAGAAAATGGATCTTCACCATATCAATATCAAACGATTGTCTGATGATGAACATCCAATCAATGATGTAGATTTCTTTTTAGAAACAGAGAAGTTTGTGCAATTTTGTGAATTTTTTAAAAATATAGGATAAATTATGTTTACAGTTACAAGTGATAGTCCAATTTGTGCAATCTCACTGGCGAATGCTTCTTCTTCCGATGGCGCAGCAGAGTTAGTTAAAGACCCAGAGTTTGCTCAATACCTCCGCGAATATTTGACGGAAGCAAAGATTGCCATAACCTTTACTAAAAAAGATGGAACATCTCGTCGTCTATTGTGTACAAAGATGAGCGATGTTATTCCTACCGACAAGCAACCAAAGGGTGCTGGTAAAACACCAACTGGTGATGTCGTTGCTGCCTTTGATCTGGAGAAGCAAGAGTGGCGTTCTTTTAACACCTCTAACATTACTCGTATTGAATGGAAAGTCTAACATGACACAAAGTATTTCTAGCCCAACCGATCGTGCCAAAATCAAAAAGATGCTTGGTGAAATCTCAGGTTCAATGACACGCATGGAAGCAGAGCGTGATTTGATTCGCGAGACAATTAAGACTATGTCTGATGAGTTTCAACTTCCAAAGAAAACTCTAAATCGTATGGCTAAAGTATACCACAAGCAAAACTACACACAAGAAGTAGCGGAGCATGAAGAGTTTGAAGATTTGTATCAACTGATTGTTCAGGAGAAAGCATAATGGCTAATGGAATAAAAGTATTTTTCATTGCTTTCATTGTTGTGCTACTAATAATTGGTAGCCCGATACTAACAATCTGGTCATTAAATACTTTGTTCCCTTCTCTTGCAATTCCAACAAATTTGGATACATGGCTGGCAACAATCGTTTTAAGTGCAATTTTGTCTGGTGGATTACTTGGAACATCGAGTAAAAACTAATGCTTGACATTAATTCAATGATAGGGTATAATTATTCTATTATTGAGGAGAAATCTTATGGCTACATCAGCTAAAAACAAGCAAATCGTTGCAAAGGCAGAACGCATGGTAAAGGGTTCTGAGGTAACACTCAGTCCCGATACCTATCAGCGAGATCTATTGATGGCATTGAATTACTACAACGCCAATCATGATGACAAAGAAAAGAAAAAGTGGTTGTTACACTACATCAACAAAACTGACAAGAAACTTGCGATTCAATTGAATAAACTTGATGAGAGTTTGTTTCGTCACGCAGGTATCCTTGCTCGTCTAATTGAAACAGGTTCTGTTCTCGAAGATAAAGAAAGCAACTATCTGTCAAATAAACTTGAAGAACTCAAAAACGCTATACCTAAACCATTAGTTGTTGCCGAGAAAAAAGCTGAGCCAAGTTCTAACACAATTCAAGAGCGCATGCTTGAGAAAGCACGAGAAATGGCTGGCGAGTTTGAGGGTATGATTGATGAGTTTATCAAACAAGATAAAACATTCGATCCTGCGAAAACACTACAACAGTATCAAATTAGTGGTCCAGTTGCGAAACTGATTGCTCCATTGTTTGATAAAACTATTGCTGAACTTGAAGAGGTTCTAGAGGGTAACGATGAACAGCTTAACGAAGGCTACAGTCATCTCAAGAAAACGAAGATTAAGAAACTCCTTGCTTTGTACCAGTCAATCAAAGAAGCATGTGGGTTACAGGTTCAAGTCGCAAAAGCAACTAGAGCGCCAAGAAAGCGTAAAGAGAAACCAGCTGGTAAGTTGGTCGAGAAAATGAAATTCATGAAGGAATTCCCTGAGTTCTCAATCAAATCTGTTCTTGCCACAAGTATTATCAACAGCAACGAACTGTGGGTTTATAATACAAAGTACAAGAAACTACAGGTGTATCGTGCCATGGATGATGCAGGTTTATCTGTCAAGGGTACTACTATCATTGGCTATGATCCATCAAACTCAGGTGGTAAAACCCTGCGTAAGCCAGAGTTGGTCAAAGACTACCAAGCAATGGGTAAGCGTCCATTGAACTCTGCGTATAAAGCATTGACTACCAAAGAAGCTGCTCTGAATGGTCGTGTGAACGAAGAATGTATCCTACTGAAAGTATTTTAATATGATTTTAATTGACTATTCACAAGTATCTCTAGCCAACATCCTCTCTTTCAAGAAGGAGTTGATGTCTGGGGATGAGAAGCAGACTACCGATTTGATTCGCCATGCGACTCTCTCAACAATAAAATCCTACAAGAAAAAGTATGGTAAAGATTACGGAGATGTAGTTATTTGTTGTGATGGTCGTAACTACTGGCGTCGTCAATACTTTGAACACTACAAGGCAAGTCGTAAGAAAGCACGAGATGCTTCTGAATTAGACTGGGGTTTGATTTTTGACACGCTGAGTAAGATTCGTGATGAGATTACTCAAAACTTTCCTTACAAAGTTATGCATCTGGAACAGTGCGAAGCTGATGACATCATTGCAGTTCTGACGCAACAGACTCAAGAGTTTGGGTTCAGTGAGAATGTTATGATTGTCTCAAGCGACAAAGACTTTAAACAACTTCACAAGTTTAACAATGTGAAACAGTACAGTCCACTGTTGCGTAAGATGATCACAGCCAAGAAATCTGAGATCCATGAGAACTACATTACTCATGTGGTTAAGGGTGATACAGGCGATGGCATTCCAAACATTCTTAGCAAGGATAATTGTTTTGTTGCTGGCGAACGACAAACTCCAGTGTCAGCTAAACGATTGGCTGAATTTATGGAGAAGGGTATTGATGCTTGTCGCAATGATGAGGAGAAACGCAATTGGCAACGCAATCAAATTCTAGTAAATTTTGATTACATTCCTGACGACATCAAGAAAGTCATCCTTGATACTTACCTAAGTATTAAACCAAAGGGCGATAAAATGGCGATAATGAATTATCTGATTGCCAACAGATGTCGATTACTATTAGACGAGATTGAGGAGTTTTAATATGGCACAGCCAATTACTAAAGTATTAGAGAAAATTAATGAAGATCCAAAAAATCTTCAACAGTATCGTAGTCAGGTGAACGCAATTCAGTTGATTATGGAATATGCATACATGAAGGAAAAGAAGTTTGAGTTGCCAGAGGGAGCACCTCCCTTCAAACCTGCAGCTGAACCACTCGGTATGACACCTATCAATCTGTATGCTGAGATGCGCAGGTTCTATGTGTTTTGCCGTAAAGACCTTAAACAACTACAACGAGAGCAGATGTTTGTAGGACTTTTGGAAGGCATCCATGCAGACGAGGTAGCCCTTATCCTCGCTGTAAAAGATCAGAAACTCAACAAACTCTATCCAAAACTCACCAAAAAGTGGGCTGAGGATAATGGTTTCATCCCAAAACCAGAGCCCAAAGTCGTCAAAAAAGACGCTGTAAAGGCGAAATAAGTCCTTTTTGACCCTCCTGTATCCCAAAATAACCCTACTTTTAGTAGGGTTTTTCATCATTTCGCTTTACTTTAATTCACAAATATGGTATAATTATTATATGGAATTGAGAAAAGGAACTAAAATGTTGAAAAATGCTAAGTTGGCTTCTGTTGGTGATGTGATTCGTGGCTATGATTTTAAACCTATGGTTGGTCGTAACGACTGCTACGCTGAAGGTACTGTTGAATCAATTAGCAACGAAATGGGTTACATGGCTTACAAAATTACTTGTACGACAGATGTGTTTGATGGTAAGAAACAACCAAAGGGTAAACATTCTCGTGTTGGTAAAATTGTGTTTGTTCCCTTCGAAGTAAGTTTCATGGAATATGATGGTCGTATTTTAAACTTGAGTAAGTAAGGAGTTATTATGGCTGCGATGAAAGAGTTGTGGGAAAATATCAATTACCTTCTTGACAAGTACAGAGGTCCAGTAAACTGGAAATCTTGTCAAGAAATCGCTGACGAACTGGGTTGTCCAGTTGACTGGGTAAATGAAATTGTTGAAGAAAGATGGAATGAAAGAGTTTATGGGAACAGTTGAGAAGGAAATCCTGTTAATCGCACAGGAAGAATGCGCAGAAGTTACGCAAGCGATCAGTAAAGTTTTTAGATTTGGATTTGGTTCAGTACATAATGGAGTAAACAACCGAGAGCATCTTGAAGAAGAGATCGGTGATCTAATGTGTATGATTGACTTGATGATTGATAATGGTATCGTCAGTGAGTCAGCTGTAATGGCAGCAAAAAATGAGAAGCTGAATAAGCTGTTGACATGGTCTAAGATTTTCAAGGAAGCTGTATGATCAAAGGATTTATTAACAACGATTGGGATCGTGAGAATTTGAATTTTCTCTTGAATACCAAAGGCGACGACTTTACAGAATTTTGGGCACAGTCTGATGAAGACGACAAAAAGTATGCTCAAGAATTGATGGATGCGTATGCTCGCGAACTTCAGTTGAAGTCTGAGATGTTGGAAACTGAATCAAGGTTAGATAACCTTACGGATGCAAAGGTTATTTTGGAGAAATTTGCTTTAAAATAAAATTGAAGGTATAATTATGACTGATGAGCAATTGATGGAGTTGTCGAAGGATATAGATAATGTTCTTATCCAGTTGGCAACCAAATATGAAACACCAGCCCTACTCTTGTCGGCAGTAATGCTAGCAAGAATCGTGTTGTTGTGTGATGAATGTGGTGCCAGCGAAGATATTCGTAAGTTGCTTACGACTGTTTCTGAAACACCATTGGGTAAACAACTTGAGGTGATGCATTGAAACAGAAGTGGGTAGATGCCTTTATGGATACAGCTGAGCGATTTTCTCAGTTGTCTTCAGCAGTAAGATTGAAGGTTGGTGCGGTAGTTGTTAAAGACAATAGGATTATTTCTATTGGATACAATGGAACACCAGCTGGTTGGGATAACTGTTGTGAAGAAGTTGTTCAGTTGTCTGATGATACTGTTACAACAAAAACAAAGGATGAGGTAATTCATGCTGAAGCGAATGCAGTTGCGAAACTTGCTCGCGATGGTGAAAGTGGTAGTGGTGCTGATTTATTTTGCACTCATGCTCCTTGCGTTCAATGCGCAAAGATCATCTATGGTGCTGGAATCAGTAGCGTGTACTATCGCGAGTCCTATCGTGACAATGACGGAATTGATTTTTTGCAAAAATGTAAAATAAATGTGAAAAAAGTTTGACATTTATTCAAAAGTAAGATAGAATTGATATAAATAAACAAAAGGACTGAGAAGTTCTTATCAACAAAGGAAATAATTTCAATGAGCAATTTAAGATCCATACAAATGCAGAAGCATTTACCACTTAATAGTGGATGGACATGCTCACGCCCAGAGTTTACATCAGCGATTGGTTATGATTCGAGGGGTTTAAGAAAGTAGATTAGACTACAGTTTATTTTCTTAAACCCTCGGAGATGAAAGTTTCCGAGGGTTTTTTGTTTATGGAGTGCCATAAACATTATGTTCTTTAAAAATTTGTGTAGTTTCTGTTGCCTCATGGTGAAGTGGTATCACAACGGATTTTGATTCCGTCGTTCTTGGTTCGATTCCAAGTGGGGCTGCCAAATAATGCAGGTATAACTCAACTGGTAGAGTAACTGGCTTTTAACCAGTAAGTTCCGAGTTCGAATCTCGGTGCCTGTACCAAAGATTTCTTTGGGGTGTTGTTAGTGTAAAGGTTCGCACCCGACTCTGTGAAAGTCGTAGAATGGGATCGTTCCCCATACGACACCCCAAAGAAATTTTATAGTGATATAGCAAAGTGGTAATGCGCTTGCTTCATACGCAAGTTATCGGTGGTTCGAATCCACCTATCACTACCAGTTTTCGGAGATGATGCTCTAATGGTAGGGCAGCGGACTGTAAATCCGTGGCTTCGGCAAGTAGGTTCGATTCCTACCATCTCCACCAAGTTTGGCTCGTTAATATAATGGTCATTATGCCTGCCTGTCTAGCAGGATACAGGGGTTCGATTCCCCTACGAGTCGCCAAGTTTATGTCCTGGGAATCCACGCAGAGTTCGCAACTCTGGGCAGTGAGCAAGTGAAACTCTTGCGAGGACACCATATTATATGCCGAGGTAGCTCAGTTGGTAGAGCACCTGTCTGAAGAACAGGGTGTGGTCAGTTCGATTCTGACTCTCGGTACCAATGCCCCATTAGTTCAATGGATGAGAATATCTTGCTACGAACGAGAAGGTGGTGGTTCGATTCCATCATGGGGTGCCAAGTTTATGGAGAGTAATGCAGGGGAGTTGGTTCCCCGACCAGCCTTGAAAACTGGGTTCTGCTGAAGAAGTGGATGGGGTTCGACTCCTCTGCTCTCCGCCAATATTATGCCTGCGTAGCTGAGGGGATTAGCACTGTCTTGATAAGGCAGCGACATTGGTTCGATTCCAATCGTAGGTACCATGCCCCACTGGACAAATTGGTAAAGTCGCTTCTCTCAAAAGGAAGAGGTATCCCTGTTCGAATCAGGGGTGGGGTACCAAAAGTTATTATGCCGAGATGATGGAATTGGTATACATGTTAGTCTTAGAAACTAAATCTTGTGGGTTCGAGTCCCACTCTCGGTACCAGTGCCTCGTTAGTTTAATGGTAGAACTCTGCTTTTACACAGCAGTCACGGCAGTTCGATTCTGTCACGAGGTACCATAAGTATTAGTATGCGGGATTAGTTTAATGGTAAAACGCAACTTTGCCAAAGTTGGGTCACCAGTTCGATTCTGGTATTCCGCTCCAGTTTTATTCCGAAGTAGCACAGCGGTAGTTGCACCTGACTGTTAATCAGGGTGTCGGTGGTTCGATCCCACCCTTCGGAGCCAGTATTGATAGATTTCTCGGTGTAGGATAGTCTGGTTCATTCCGCCTGCTTTGGGAGCAGGATGTCGCAAGTTCGAATCTTGCCACCGAGACCAATTTGGGGGATTAGTGATAATGGGAGCACATGTGCTTTGCAAGCATGAAGTGGGAGTTCGATCCTCCCATCCTCCACCAAAAGTTTTTGCCCTATTAGTTAAATGGTAGAACACCTGTTTTGTAATCAGGGGATGGCAGTTCGATTCTGTCATGGGGCACCAAGTTATCGCGGATTAGAGAAAAGGTATCTCAGAAGTCTCATACGCTTCAGTTGGTGGTTCGAGTCCATCATCCGCAACCAAATATATCTCTCTGGTGTAGTGGCAGCATACGAGTCTCCAAAACTCTTGGTCGGGGTTCGATTCCCTGG